AGGTAGCTTTTTAGGTAAAGCCGGCGGCGCCGCCGCAGGTGCAATTGGGTCATTTGGAAATTGGGTAATGGATCTAATTGCAGGACATGAAGGAGTGCGTACTAAACCATATAAAGACTCCTTAGGTAAATGGACAATTGGGGTGGGTCATTTGATCGGTGACGGTAGTACTTTACCACCTGAATGGAATCGTGAGTTCTCTAAGGATGAAGTCATGAAACTTTACCAGCAGGATTTCGGCAAGCATAAACAAGCTGCTAGCAATATTCCGGGATTCAACAAATTAAATGAAAAAGGCCAAGCTGCGCTAACAGACTTGACATTTAATATGGGCCCGTCTTGGTACAAAAAGTGGCCACATTTAACTGCTGCACTTTCGGCTGGTGATGTTGAAGGCGCGGCCGCACAATTATCTTCTAGTAAGTGGGCAGGACAAGTAGGGCGTCGGGCGCAAGAGGATATTTCACTACTTAGACAAGGAAAATTACAAGCTAGAAACGGTGGAATGTTTGATGGGCCATTGTCTGGATATCCGGCTACATTGCACGGCGGCGAACTGGTTGCACCTTTAGGACCAGATTCTTTGCTTATGAAATTAGCTAAAACACCTGCAACTGACGCGGCCGCAATAGAAACTATAGTTAAAGGTAAAACCGCACACCCTCATTCTTCTGGTAATTCAGGAGAAATTACAGCGGAAATGTTTGGAATGATGGCAAATAAATTAGATAAAGTAATCTCCGTCCTTGAAAGTAGTCACGGTACACAGACTAAGTTATTACGTAATTCAATGGCATAGCACTAAATATTAGATTAAGAGAACTGGTTCATATGTCTGGATACAAGAAGAAATTTCTAAACAAGAGTGGTGTTTCGAGTCCTATCTCTGGTGCGAGCAGTAATGCCGGAGCATGGAATGGGTCGCCTGGACAAAACGGTATGCCAACTGGTGGTTGGAACAATACTGAATTTGGATACAAAAACTATCAAAGTAGACTACCGGAAGTCTACACTGGTCACCCCAACAGAATCGAACGATACAATCAATACGAAATGATGGACGTTGATGCTGAAATCAACGCTTGTTTGGACATCATAGCAGAGTTCTCTACACAGCGAAATGAACATAACAAGACACCGTTTGCGTTTGAATTCAAAGGAGAACCTACGCCACGTGAAGTAGAATTGCTAGGTAAGCAGCTACAACAGTGGTGCAAGCTAAATGAATTCGACGTGAGAATGTTTAAGATTTTCAGAAACGTTGTCAAGTATGGTGACCAAGTATTTGTTCGTGACCCAGAAAACTTTAAGCTATACTGGGTTGATATGGTTAAGGTCATTAAGGTTATCGTCAACGAATCTGAGGGCAAGAAGCCGGAACAGTATGTCATCAAAGACATCAATATCAATCTACAAAACTTATCAGTAGCACAGAAAACCAATACTGACTTTGCTGCGAACCCAGCAACTGGTTTAGGTGGTAGTGGCGGCGGAACTAACACCCCGTACACTGTTCCGGCAATGCCATATAATACGACTGGAAGTCGTTTTACATTAGGTCAGAGTGAATCAGCAGTAGACAGTAAGCATATTGTACACTTGTCCTTAACTGAAGGATTAGATAGATTTTGGCCTTTTGGTCAATCTATACTGGAAAACATCTTTAAGGTCTATAAGCAAAAAGAACTACTAGAAGATGCGGTTCTTATCTATCGTGTGCAGCGTGCACCTGAACGTAGAATGTTTAAGATCGATGTTGGTAACATGCCAAGTCACTTAGCAATGGCATTTGTTGAGCGAGTAAAGAACGAAATTCACCAGCGTAGAATTCCCTCACCGTACGGTGGACAGTCGATTGTGGACGCCTCTTATAACCCTTTATGTTTGGATTTAGAAACTAAAATTCCACTTTTAGATGGAAGAACCTTGTCTTTACAAGAAATAATCACTGAATTTGAAGCTGGAAAAGAAAATTGGGCGTATAGCTGCGATCCAGTAACCGGTAGAGTAGTACCTGGAGTAATTAATTGGGCTGGCATTACTAGAAAAAACACAGAAGTAATTAAACTTACTTTTGATAACGGCAAAACATTAGTTTGTACACCAGACCATAAAATACCTGTGTTTGATAAAGGCTTTGTAGAAGCACAACATTTAACTGAAAATGATAGTCTAATTGCGTTCAATACTCAAAATAAAAATATTTCAGGCGGAAAAACCAATGATTACCAGCAGGTATGGGACCATGAGAGTAAAAAATGGATTTGGACTCATCGGATGGTCGGGGATTTCTTTAGAAATTTAGGAAAGCACCAAGAATTTAATTATCTAACTGAATACGCAATGGCACCTAGAACAGTTATTCATCATAAAGATAACAATAGATTTAATAACGAACCCAAAAACCTAGTATTCATGAACAAAACAGATCATGTTTTATATCATGCTGCACAGAAAAAAGAATTTTGGGAAACGATGTCAGATGAATATAGAAAGCAGATAACGTCTAAAACTTCGGCCACTCTAAAAGAAAATTGGGAAAATATGACCGAAGAAGAACGTCTAATCGGTCTTTGGAACATTAGAGCAGCGCAACAAAAAGCTGTATGGGCTAGAAAGAACGATCCTATAACTGCGGCTAAATATAAATCTAGTATGCAACAAGTGCGCAAAGAGTACTTTGATCGTAATCCAGTTGGTTTGGAAAAAGTTCGTGCAAATTGTGAAAAGAGAGTTAAAATTAAAAATCAACCACTGATCTTGACATTTGATATGGTACAACGAGTAGCAGAACAGGTTAAGCAAGGTAATAAAAATAAAAATAAGGTACTGGAGTGGTGTGATAATGATAGCACCTTATTGAGTTTGGTTAAGAATGCTAATTCATCACCATTGGATTATAAAAATGCACAATGTAAAATAGACTTTAATAAGTTTGGGTACAGTAAGTTAGACAGACTTCTTTCTAAATTTGGATATAAAAATTGGAAACATTTTGTAAAAGAAATTGACAATTTTAACCATAGAATTGTAAAGATTGAAAAGGTAAGTAACAGAGACACTGGAACTATAACTATTGATGGGCGTCATCAATGGCATGATTATCATACGTTTGCTATCGACGCTGGTATATTTGTAAAGAACTCAATGAACGAAGACTATTTCTTCCCTGTAACAGCAGAAGGACGTGGATCATCTGTTGAAGTTCTGCCGGGCGGACAAAATCTAGGTGAAATCGATGACTTGAAGTACTTCAATAATCGTCTTGCCCGTGGACTTCGTGTTCCGTCTTCATACTTACCAACTGGTCCCGACGACAATACTACACCCATGAACGATGGTCGTGTCGGCACAGCGATGATTCAAGAATTTAGATTCAATCAATACTGTGAAAGACTTCAGAATTATATCTGCTTGAAGCTGGATGAAGAGTTTAAGTTATTCTTGCGTTGGAGAGGCTTCAATATTGATACTAGTCTTTTCCAACTAACTTTTAATCCTCCGCAAAACTTTGCAGCCTACCGTCAGAGTGAGTTAGATAATGCACGAGTATCAGTGTTCTCTGCTATGGATGCTATTCCATACATGTCAAAGCGCTTCAACCTTGAAAGATTCTTAGGTCTTTCAGAAGAAGAAATCAAGAAGAACGAAAAGCTCTGGGAAGAAGAAAACAGAGAAGAAGTCACTAGCGAACCACAGGGTGCTGATCTTAGAAACATAGGTGTATCCAGCGGAGACTTTGATGCTGATATGAATACTGCGGATCAGATTGAGAATTCCGAACAGGAAGGTGAAGCACCGGAAACTGCTGGGCCAGTTTCAGGCGGCGATGTAGCAGCAGAACCATCAGCAATGGGCGGACCTGGAGCAACTCCGGGCGGCGGCTTCTAAGATAACATCCACCCGCGTACAGATTTTCTTTTTCCAGACATTAATAAACTTACATTTCCTTGATGTAGGTTGTATGTTTTTATAAAATCAAACACTGTCATTCTAACTTCTTCTAGTGTATTTTTATTTTTAAATGAGTATACATTGGGGTTATAATTAGGGTGCCCCTTTCCAAATTGAGTTGATTTGTAATTAGGGTTGTTTCTGTAATGATTAATTCCAGAATTTTTACTGATTACATATTCTCGAAAGGAGTCATTCCAGTTTGATTTACTTTCTGCTATCTTTTCTATTACTTCTTTAGATTTTGAAGGATTGTTTTCCCTAACATTCTATCAGATAAGTCTTTCCTCCAATCTGGGTTATTTTTAGTTCTAGTGTCGATTGCTTTTTTTCTTATATGTTTTTTGTCTTCAGTAGACATGTGCGAAAATCGTGATCGAGACAGATCACCTTGTTTTTTTCTTTTTTCGGGAGTCCATGCGTGATCAATTCTATTTTTAAATTCAATAGTTTTAGAATGATGGCTGTCACCAAAAACAGTTGCACCTCCGTCGCCCTCTTCAAACTTTAGATTAGCCCACGTTTTCTTCCCATTCTTATCCCGCTCGTCTACTATATTCCACAGTTTAGAGTAGTATAACCCCATTCTGCTACCTCTTCTTTAGAGTGACACTCTCGTAATATTTCAGTAGTAACATCATACCCATGTGTTTTTATATGCGACCTCTACATTTTTCCGGATCCTGGATACTTATATGGATTAGATTGTGCGGTTTTACCTAAGTATTTTAATCCAGTTATGTTATGGGTTTTCTTGTATAGATAAATAGTCATGCTGATGTTTCCTAAGATAGCATTAGAGTAGTTGGGGTTTGCTGACCCGCGAACTACGTTTATATTTATCATAATGATAAATATATTGATGAGGGTGTCATGCTTTTAGAAGATATTTTTAGTCCGCCGGTCAATGGTCTACAGGATGTAAATTCTGACAACAGCAGACCTGTGTATAGAACGTCACGCAAGACTAAGTTGACGCTTAGACAGATTCGAAAGCTTCGTAGAATGCTGGATGTAAGAACATTCGAGAAGCAACAGTACCTAGAAAAGTTACGTAAACAGTATGGTGCTAAACCTGACGCTGCGGCCGGGGCACCTAGCATCTAGTTATCGTAAAACCTGAATATGAAGGAGACGTTTGTCCTATTTATATAGGAGAAACTCGTCAATCTCGTATTACTATCCAACCTTTAACCGATTTATGTTTACCACTTATTAACCAACTTATGTTCCCTTGATACTTTGATAAATCATGTTTGATCATGAAATCTTTTGCTGTTAAAATTTCTATTTCACCAGTTTTTACGTGTTTCCATTTATATACAGGTTGATTAACTTTATCTACAAAAGCAAGTGACCTGTTTTGTTTCAAGAAATGATGAGTTCCGTTTTCTACTCGTTTTTTTCCTCTGAGACTTGCGGCTTCTTTGTCTAAGAAATGATGAGTTCCGTTTTTTACCCTGTCCGACGCATGTGAACTACCATCTGCCCTTTTGATCAAGTTGTGGGTATTATTCTGTATTCTGGTTAAGTTCTGTAGCCTATTCAAATCGGATAGTTTTTCAGGTGAAACTTTTTGTTTTTTACCTAGTAAAAAACAAGCACCGTAGTCACCTTGAGAATAATGAATATCATAATGTTCTTGAATAGTTACACACTTCAAGTTTATCGGGTCATTATTTGAATGATCACCGTCTATGTGATGGATTTCATATGATCGATCATTCTCTTCTTTTGGAATAGGTCCGTTGTGTTGTTCGTAGATTCTACGGTATTTGGTAGTGCCGCAATAAATACACATGCTGATTGCTCCTTATAGCATTAGAGTAGTTGGGTGTTAGCGCACCGTGAACTACATCTTTATTTATCTTTCTCCATATTTATTTTGTATAGCACCGCCAAAAACGCAAAAAAGACTACTTAATACGGTGTTTTTTTGTCTCACTGCATAAGTATGATATACAAAGCCATTTCTATTCAGGAGACAAATTAATGGACATCAGAAAGTACGAACAACTGATCAATCTCGTAGTTAACGAGGATCAAGAGCAAGCCAGTGAACTATTCCACGAAATCGTTGTAGAAAAGTCACGTGAAATCTTTGAGTCAATCATGGCCGAAGACGACATGGAAGAAGGTATGGGCGGCCAAGTTGGGGACCTATTAGACGAAATCAACGCAGAAGAATCAGGCGTTATGGAAGAAGACGAGTCAGACATCGAGTTTGATGACGAAGCAGAAGAAGACGGTGAAGATTTCACCCACGATCTTGAAGCAGACCATGACGAAGGCGACGAAGAAGCCGAACACGAAGAAATTGAAGATGCAGTAATCCGCATCGAAGACAAGCTCGACCAATTGATGGCAGAGTTTGAAGAAATCATGGGTAACGACGCCGGCGGCGAAGAAGACTTCGGAGACGAAGGTGACTTTGACGACAGCGAACTCGGTGGTGAAGAAGACGAGATGGACGAAGACATGATGATGGAAAACGTCAATCTTCAGAAGGTGTCTGTCACTCACGGTGACAACGGTGCATATACTAAGAGCCCAGCAGCGTTCAACTCAGGACAAGCAGGAATGGACAGCAAGCCAGTAAAGTTCTCTGGTTCATCTGAAACTGTCCCAACTGGTCCTAGGGGTCCTAAAGACATCTACACTAAGGGTGAAGGCGATGTACCAGGCGCAGGAAAGTTCAAGAATGTTCCAGGTAAGAACAACGCAAATCTCGACAAGACTCCAGCTCCAGTAAAGAAGGACGGTGCGTCACAGACTCACAGTCCAGTCGCTGAATCACGCCGCACCGTTCGTAGACCAATTAGATAATAAGGAATCTGAGAGCAAATGGCTTTGTATATCAGAGGGAGTAAACGGGCATCAGCAAAGTCAGTCCCGTTTCTCTATTGTTGGACTCACAATGCCACTGGAAAGTGGTATGTGGGTTCACGCACTACCCCGGGATGCAATCCAGATGACGGATACATTTGTTCTAGTAAAGCGGTTAAAGAAATGATCATCTCTGATCCTAATAATTGGACTAGAGAAATACTCATGACTGGAACCACAGAAGAAGTTATGAAGGCAGAAACAGAGTTACTTAATTCTGCAAACGCAAAGAATGATCCAATGAGTTACAATAGACATAACGGAGATGGAAAATTTACTTCTACTGGAAAAGTAGCAGCAATGTCCACTAGGAACAAGATGAGTAATAGTCGTAAAGGCATTACTAAATCTGAACAACATCGTGGTGCTATTAGCAACGGATTAAAGAATTCTTCTATCGTGCAATCTCGTAAAGGCCCTACTGCTCCTAGATTTGCAGGATACTATACTGCTCCTAATGGAGAAAAATTTGTATCATCACATGATGCAGCTTTACAAGCCGGTTCTACTGCCCCTACAGTACGTAGTTGGGCAAAGAACAACAAAAACGGTTGGACATTCCAACTAAAAGAGGTCGCATAATGGCTTATCTACGAGAAAATTTGACATTCGACCG